TTTGCTGGCGTCCTCAATGGTCGTACCAAGGTCTACATTGATCCATATGCTACTGTTGACTACGTCACCAGCGGTTACCGTGGTACCAATCCGTATGACGCAGGTATGTTCTATGCTCCATACGTTCCACTCACCATGGTACGTGCAGTCGGTCAATCTGACTTCCAACCACGTATCGGCTTCAAAACCCGTTACGGCATGGTCGCAAATCCATTCGCCGAAGCTAATGTTTCTGACATCAGCAATGGCACCGGAACCAATCGCGCCAACAGATACTTCCGTATCTTCGGTGTTTCTGATCTCCTCGACAATGGCTAATCCTCCTCGGTATCTTGACTGATACCGGTTTTTTAAAGAGGGGAGTCCGAAAGGGCTCCCCTTTTTAGTTTATAAATACTTGTATGAATAACCTTACTCAGAACAAAAACTACCTATCGCCGACAGGCTTTAAGGTAAGCATTAATTCAAGTGAATTTGCAAACCTTGAGTATTTTTGCACAATGACATCCATTCCGGCTCTGAGTCTTGGTGAGGTATCAACTCCGTTTCGTAACCAACAGACATATACTCCGGGTGACCGTTTGGACTATGCGTCATTTGATATGCGTTTCATTGTTTCGGAGAATATGGAAAACTATTCGGAACTTTATAACTGGATCCGCAACAACGCACAGGAAGACAAGTGGAAGTGCTCCGATATGATTCTTCATATCCTCACATCAAGCAACAATCCAAACAAGAGAATTCGTTATGTTGATGCATTTCCCACAAACATTGGTGCCATTGAATTTCATACTCAGACAACAGATGTGGTATATGTGAGTGTTGATGCTTCCTTCAGATACAATTACTTTGAATTTATCTGATTTAGGATAGGATAAATAATACTATATTATGATAAACCTTGATGAACTATTGGTAATGTGGAAGAAAGATGCCGAGATTGATGAGATGAATCTTGACGAGGCTTCGCAGAAGACCGCTAAGGTCCACGCGAAGTACCTTGAACTTATCTCCGTCACAAAGCTCCAACTCAAGAAGAAAGAGCTTGACCAAGATGACGCAAGAAGAAATGACTGCGCGTGGTTGGCCATACGACCCATTCAATGGGCTTAAAATCATGAAGTCGGACCTTGAGTATTATTTCAACTCCGACCCCGAACTCCAGAAATCGGAAGAAAGAATCATTTACCTCAAGACACTGGTGGAAACCCTTGAAGAAATTATGGGTACCATCCGCTGGCGTCATACGCATATCAAAAATATGATTGATTGGCGGCGCTTCACTTCTGGAGGTTAATATGCCCGACATCCTTAAAATCCGCAAAAAGAATGAGGTGTTCATCCACATCGAGTGCGACCCATCAATTGCAAATGAACTCTCCGACTTCTTTACATTCTTTGTTCCTGGCTATAAGTTCATGCCAGCATACAAGAACAAGTTTTGGGATGGAAAGATTCGACTCTTTGACTCACGGTTAAAGACCATCTACGGTGGGCTTCTGCCGTACATTAAAGAGTTTGCGGAGACCCGTAAATGTGAGATTGAATATATTGATGATCCTTACTATGGATTACCCCATACACAGGAACTCATTGATCCAAATGAGCTTGCCGAATTCATTACGAGTCTGAATCTTTATGCTCACGGTAAATCCATTGAGCCTCGTGAGTACCAGGTCGAAGCAGTAATGCACGCTCTTTGCCACTGGAAAAGTTTATTGCTGAGCCCTACGGCTTCGGGTAAATCCCTGATTATCTATGTGCTCATCCGTTGGTACCTTGCTCGATACAATAAGAAAGTATTGCTGATTGTGCCCACAACTTCCCTTGTGGAACAGATGTACAAAGACTTTGGTGATTATGCCACATTGGAAGAATCATGGAACGTTGAAGCCACTTGCCATAGAATCTATTCTGGTAAGGAGAAAATCAACATTCACCAACGCGTGGTGATCACTACATGGCAGTCCATCTACAAGATGCAAGCCACATGGTTTGAACCGTATGGTATGGTCATTGGTGACGAGGCTCATAATTTCAAAGCCAAATCACTGGCTGCGATCATGGAGAAACTCAGAGATGCTAAGTTTCGTATTGGTACTACTGGCACTCTGGACGGTACGCAGACCCATAAACTTGTGCTTGAAGGTCTCTTTGGTCCCGTCTATCAGGTCACTACAACAAAGACTCTCATCGAGCAGAACGCTCTTTCCGACCTTGACATTTCCGTGCTGTTAATGAAATACAGTGATGAGCTATGCCAAGCCGCAAAGCACTTTGATTATCAAGCCGAGATTGACTTTATTGTTGCAAATGAGGCTCGGAATAAATTCATTCGGAACCTAGCTCTTGCTCAGGAAGGTAACACTCTGGTTCTGTACAACTATGTCGAGAAACACGGTAAGCCTCTCTATGAGATGATCAATGAAAAGTTGAGTGAGATGCCACGCCGTGTGCGTAAACTATTCTTTGTTTCTGGAAGTGTGGATACCGATGAGCGTGAACGCATCCGTGCCATTACTGAAGGTGAGAAGGACGCAATCATTGTGGCTTCCATGGGTACGTTTTCCACAGGTATAAATATAAGAAACCTACACAACATCGTGTTCGCTTCTCCTTCAAAATCTCAGATTCGTGTGCTTCAGTCCATCGGACGTGGCTTGCGTAAGTCGGATAATGGAGTCGCCACAAAGGTATTTGATATTGCCGATGACCTTCACTGGAAGAAGTCTCGTAACTACACACTAGATCATGCTGCTGAAAGAATCAAACTATACTCCAAAGAAAAGTTCAATTATAAAATCTATGAGGTCTCCCTATGAGCATGTATGACCTCTGTATGATTATCAAGCTGACCTCTGGTGATTCCATCCTCTGTCAGGTTCTTTCCGATACGGATGAAAACATCCTTATTCGTGACCCACTTCAGATAAACATTCTGAGCACTTCGACACCGGAAGGCATTAAAGCTGCAACATATTATGCTCCATGGTTCCAGGGTACAGAATCAAGAATCCACATGATTCGGAAGATGCACATTCTAAGTGCTGCCATTCCAGATGAAGCTACCAAAGAAGAATACGCAAAAATAGTTGCAGAAAGATTCGATCAGAAGCCGGAAGCAAAGAAACCTACAACTAATGAGAAAGAGGACTCCTGGCTTGACCAATTGAATTTCAAGTTTGGTTCCGAGGAAGACCGCCATAAGAACTAGTATTCCTTAAGTTGAATAGAGATTCATTATAACAGTGAATTCGGAGATGTAAACAATAAATTTACATAAGAGTTTGATCTTTTGTTGTTTACAATATGTGATAAGTGTATAGAATGGTATTATTAAATTGAATTATGGAAATTGAAAAACCTTTAAAGCCTTCCAAAAGAGAAGGTGTGCATTACGTCAATAACCGAGAGTTCTCTCAGAACGTCGTTGATTATGTCAACTCGGTAAAGAAAGCCAAAGAGAGTGGCGCGGAGGTACCACGAATCACGGAATACATAGGTCGTTGTTTCCTCCGTATTGCCGAAGGTCTGTCCCACAAACCTAATTTCATTCATTACACCTACCGTGAGGAGATGGTAATGGACGGAGTGGAAAACTGCATTAAGGCCATCATGAACTACAACATTGAGGCTGCCACTCGCACGGGTTCTCCTAATGCTTTTGCGTATTTCACTCAGATTTGTTATTATGCCTTCATCCGTAGAATCATGAAGGAGAAGAAACAGCAAGACATTAAGTTCCGCTACATCGAGCATGCAGGCATTACCGATTTTATGTCGGAGAGCTTGGACGGTTCCGAATTCACCTATGGCGTAGAGACGGGTTTCATTGATGTCCTCAAGAATAGAATTGATAAGGTAAAAACAGTAGATAAAGCAGTAAAAGAATTCAAAAAGAAAGTAAAGACGGAACTTGAATTCTTTATGTCCGAAGTATGAAAATTGCCATCCTAAACGATAGCCACACCGGTGCCAGAAACTCCTCTGGTATCTTCCTTGATTACTTCGCCAAGTTCTATAATGAGGTATTCTTTCCTTATTGCGACAAGAATGGCATCAAGCAGATTATCCACCTTGGTGATTTCTATGATCATCGCAAGTACATTAACTTTACTGCGCTGAACCACAACCGTAAGACCTTCCTGGAGCCTATGGTCGAACGTGGAATGATGATGGATATTATCCCGGGTAACCATGATGTGGTGTACAAGAATACAAATGACCTTTGCTCACTGAAGGAGCTCCTTGGCTACTTTGTGAATAACATCAACATCATTATGACTCCACGGGTAATGCAATATGGCTCGTGCAAGATTGCGATGCTTCCATGGATTAACCAAGAGAATCACGCGGAGTCAATGAATTTCATCCAGACCTGTGACGCTCCCATTCTGGGTGCTCACTTGGAACTTGCGGGCTTTGATATGCAGCCTGGAGTTGCGGCAACTCACGGTGAATCGGCTGATGTGTTTAAACGCTTTGAAGCCGTATTGTCGGGACACTATCATACCAAATCATCT